AACAGAAGGCACGGGGCGAACACGCTGCCCGTATGGAGCGCCAACGTGCACGTCGCAAGATAGATAAAAACGGTAAGGACGCTAACGGAAACGGGAAAGCGGATCGCCGTGAGGGCAAAGACGTATCCCATAACAAGCCGCTAAGCCGGGGCGGATCTAACGCCGATGGTGTGCGTATCACAAGCCGCAGCGCAAACCGTGCACATGGCGGGTCACTCAGTAAACCGCCGAAACGCCGCCGTAGATAATGGAAATATTCAAGAACGCAGCGGTGCTGTTGAAGCTACGGAACCCTGACCGAGTAACGGAAGTTATACCGAAGAGTAAGAAAGTAGGCGATAAGGTCGTCGTAAACTGGGGCGTAGATGAGGCTCGTGTCCTAAAGAACCTAGATATAGATGTACCGTCCCCCATCCTCGGACAGTACAAGTGGTCGGGCAACGTCACACCGTATAGCCACCAGAAAGCTACGTCGTCCTTTCTTACGTTGCACCAGAAGGCGTTCTGCTTTAACGAGCAGGGCACCGGGAAAACAGCCAGTGCAATATGGGCCGCAGACTACCTGCTTAATAAGGGTGTTATTAGCCGAGTGCTGGTGGTGTGCCCACTGTCGATTATGGACAGTGCGTGGCGGTCTGACTTGTTCACCTTCGCTATGCACCGCACGGTGGACGTAGCACACGGGTCACGCAATAAGCGTAAAGAAATCATAGCGCAAGGCTCTGAGTTCGTAATCATTAACTATGATGGCGTAGAGACGGTGCTGGATGACCTTATAGCAGGTGGATTCGATTTGGTGATTGTGGACGAAGCTACCCACTATAAAAACGCACAGACCAAACGCTGGAAGACCCTTAACAAGCTCGTCGGCCCAGACGTATGGGTGTGGATGATGACGGGTACGCCTGCGGCTCAGTCCCCCCTCGATGCATATGGGCTCGCCAAGATGGTGAACCCAAAGGGTGTCCCTAGATTTTTCGGGTCATTCCGCGATCAGGTGATGGTGAAAGTTACGCAGTTCAAATGGATACCTAAAGATACCGCGACAGAGACAGTCTTCGATGCCCTGCAGCCAGCGATACGGTTCACGAAAGAAGAGTGCCTTGACCTGCCTGATATGGTGTACGTGAACCGGAAGGTCGAACTAACGCGGCAGCAGTCTACGTATTACAAACAACTGAAAGATAAATTTATATTACAGGCAGCAGGAGAGGACGTTACAGCCGCCAACGCTGCCGTGAATATGAATAAGCTCCTTCAGATAAGCGCCGGGGCTATCTACACCGACACCGGAGAGGTACTGGAGTTCGACATCAAGCATCGCTACAAGGTGCTGATGGAAGTGATCGAAGAGAGCAGTAAAAAAGTACTCGTATTCATCCCGTTCAGACATGCAATATCTTTGCTGCATGAGAAGCTGACTGCGGATGGTGTACCTGCAGAGGTAATCAATGGGGCCGTTAACGCTCGGAAGAGAACCGATATATTTAACAGGTTCCAGACTAGTGAAGACCCTCGCGTCTTACTGATACAACCACAAGCTGCAGCGCACGGTGTTACCCTGACAGCAGCGAACACGATTGTGTGGTGGGGTCCGACCGCGTCCCTTGAGACATATGCCCAAGCTAATGCCCGTGTGCATCGGGCGGGGCAGGATCACAAATGCACGGTAGTTAAACTACAGGGGTCCCCTGTAGAATCGCGTGTCTACGCACTACTTGATAATAGAATCGACGTACACTCAAAAATCATCGATCTATACAAGGATCTGCTTGACTAGCGTAGAGCACGCTAGTATAGTCTCTGCCCTACAACAAATTAGAACGGTTGGGCAGAATGTCAGACTGCGATGTCGATACACTAACGAGGGTGTTTATCCGTATACGGGATGAGCGTGAAAAACTCAAACGTGCGTTTACGGAGAAAGACGCAACGCTGATTGACCAGCAGGACAAAATTAAGGAAGCCCTGTTGGAACACTGTAATGTCAACAATGTAACTAGCGTTAAGACTGAGTCCGGCTCGTTCTACCGTACCACGAAGACTAAGTTCTGGACGAGTGATTGGGAGAAGTTCCATGAGTTCATTCTGGAACACGGGTGCCCTGAGTTATTGGAGAAGCGGGTACACCAAGGGAACATTAAGGAGTGGCTCACCGAAAACGAGGAGCTAGTCCCGCAAGGGCTAAACGCCAGCACAGAATATTCTGTCAGTGTACGTAGGAGATAAATATGACCTCTAGTAGATTTGCCCAGATCGATGCTGTGGCTGACCATTTCAACGTTAGTGTTTCGACTATCCGTACGTGGATACGCAATAAAAGTATCCCGAGGAGTACTTATCTGAAGGTGGGGAACACCTACAGATTCGACATATCGAAGATAGAAAAGACCTTGTTGGAAGACAACGAAGAATCTATCACTAGTGCCGTGCCTACTGATATTAATATAGACGACGACATCTAATGAAACGGTTGAGCCTACGGGACAATCAATTCCGGACAATTGATAGTGGGCAGGAAACCCATGTATTCGATGACCCGGAGTTAGATGTCGTTATCGTAGATGCAGCGCCGGTCAGTCGGCAGTACTATGCTGGAGAGTTTGACCCGTCTGCACCGAAAGCGCCCACATGCTGGTCAGACGATACGGCACGCCCATCCCCCAATGTACCGGAAGCCCAGCGGGAAGCGGTGCGTTGCATAGATTGCCCTAAAGATATACGTGGGTCTGGGAGCAACGGAGGCCGTGCCTGTAGATACAGTCAGCGCATAGTCGTGAGCATGGACGAGTACCAAGATGCCTATGCTCTACAGCTATCCGCGACGAGCGTGTTTGGGTCTGACAACGCGGGTATGCCGTTGCAGGCGTACGCTAAATTCCTTGCAGCAAGGAACGTGTCTGCGATTAGCGTAGTGACCCGGATGTCGTTTGACCGAAGTAGTCACACTCCTAAGTTGTTTTTCAGGGCGGTGCGCCCACTGGAGCAGGAGGAGTTCAATAACGTTCGGGATCTGAAAAACGCCCCGGACACTAAAAAACTATTACAGTTTGAAACTGTAGTACCACAACCCTCTTCTATGCCGTTCTCGGTTGTCGAAGGGGGGTATGCCAACGGAGATTAGACACATGGCGGAAGTAAAAAACTCAACATTTATGATCGAGAATGTTGAAGCACGTTACCCGAAACTCGATCAACCGTACCGGTTCGACACTGGTAAAAATTCATCCGTACCGTGTTCTGCAACGGATGATAACGCGGAATACTCGCTGGATTTTCTCATGCCACAGGCAACCGCTAAGGCCCTGTTTACCGCTATGAAAAGTGCGTATGGCGAGCGCAAGCAGAAAGGCTGGCCTGCTCTTAGTAAGCCTACATGGCAGAAGAACGATGATGGTAAGTTCATCGGGAGAGCCAAGCTAAAGGCTGCGTACTCAGGTAACCCTACAGCTAAACCGCAAGAGTACGACGCTCAAACCAACAGACTGCCTGATGGGTTCAGACTCACAACAGGCAGCACCGTGAACATACATTGTGAGTTGGTCCCATACTCAGGGACTATGGGTCATGGGGTTAGTCTTCGGTTACGCGCAATACAGGTTATTGATTTAGCCCCGGAGATGGAACGTAACCCGTTTAGTAAAGTCGAGGGTTTCACTGCCAGTGATAATCCTTTTACAGCTAAACCGGTAGAGGAGGTATCTGAGGACTCCGATGATATATTCGGAGAAGAGGCTGAAGAGGAGGAAGCCGAAGAGGAGAAGGTTGAAGAACCTGTGGTCCGTAAGAAGGCTAAATCCAGTAAGCCTGCGGAAGAAAAGGAAGATCTCGCTGCAATAATTGACGATTGGGACGACTGAACCCCCGTGAGGTCGTTCTATACCTAGGGCGCACAAGTTGGGAAAGGCGAGCAGTAGCGTCAGTCTTTGGTAGGAAGTCATTCGCCCTACCACTCTCTTTGAAATAGTTACGATGAAGCGTGTCGTGCGCCACCGTGTCCCTCCCGGTGCGGTAGGTAAGGCACCAATCGTAACAACTACTGCACAAACTCACCGTATTGCAGCACGGGGGACAGCAGGTTTGTGCACACAATAACATTTCTACAGACGGTCCTTAGTGACTCAGGTCACTACTGCCTGTTTGCATCAAAACGGACAGAGCCGCAGCCTGTCCAAAAATTCTATGAGTCTGTTGAAGATTTAATAGACGAAGCCGAGCGATTTGACGGACAGGGGTACGATGTTTATTTCGCCCTAGCCACGTTTAGGGAACCCGGATCAAGACGGGTAGACAACATAGCTCAACTCCAATCGCTATTTCTCGATTTGGACTGCGGTCCCGGTAAAGATTTTTCTTCCAAGGGCGAAGCAGTAAGAGCC